TACCCCAACCGGAGCATATACTCAGTCAAGACGGCCTCACATACCTGGCCAAGCTGGTGCCTATTGTCCGGCAGACCTCAACCTCTCAGCTAACCTCTGCGCCCTCGCAGGTGTTTGTTTCGCAAAGCGAGATCGCAAAAGCTCGGAAGCGCCGAGCACATATTCGTCGCGCTGCAGGTGGTTTAGTGTGAGTTTAAATTTAAGCAGGGTTGGCAATCCCAACTGGTAACAAAGCTCGACTAGGACGTTAGCCACAATTCGATCACAACCAGATACCCAGGGTAATGCAGCCTCGAGCTCCCCAACACACCTGGCTATGTCGTTACTCAGTAAGAACTCGCCTTCCTCTTTAGTAATGCCTGGGCCTGTAGCTGAGATATTTCTTCCATACCCGATGCTTTCATATCCCTCGCTGCAGTCATATACAGTGGCAGACCACCCCTCCTCGCGCTTTAAATTCTCGGTGACTTCCTCGAGGTTGTACATTTATTTACACGCGCTTGGTTGCCACTTATGGATGCGCTGGAAGTCATCACACAATCGTCTAAGCAGCTGCTTGTTGCCGGATCTTTTTGCGTTTTCAATTCTAATCACAGCAATCTGTTGGCTATTGCCAGCCACCATATCAACCGAGGCATATCGCTCTTCGATAGCATAAACGCCACCACCAATTGCAGAAACAAGAGCTAACACAGCAGCAGCCGATGCAAACATTTTCATTTACCTTTGCCCATAAATTTAGCAGCGCCCCTGTAGGCGAAGCTACTCGCTACGATTACGCCCAGGGTGTACTTGTAGAAGTCCGGTGTCTGCTCGAGAATTTGAAAACCACGGAGGGCGTATTCTTCTAGCCCAGGCACGAAACACATTATGAGCGGGACCGAAAAAATTATCGTCAGGTATTCATCTTTAAACGAGTGAGCACTTGCTTTCGCTTGCTCGACCTCCCAATTTATATCGCCCTCGGCCTGGGCAACAGCGACTTTGGTTTTACCTGCGGCCTCTGCGGTTTTTCGCTCGAGGTAGCTACCGCCAAGTTGTGTAACGGCGGATATAATCGGACCAATAAGAGGAATCATTTTGTCACCTTCTTAACAAGCGCCTCCTCCAGCGCAGGAAGTAATCGGATGCCTGCATAGCCAATCAAAAAAGCCAGGCCTACTGCAACGGTTTCAGAAAATTTCCAGTGATCCATCGCTGCGGGGATAAGGAACTCGGCAGAGATCCACCCGATAATGACAGCTAGGCCGACATCTTTAACTGCAGACCAGCCCCACTCGCGTTTAGTCAAAGCATTGGTCAAACCCCCCATAGTGCTGGCTGCGATACAACATAGCTTGCTGCCTAGTGTTTGGATCAAAAATTCCATTATTTTTTCGCCTGTGTATAGCTCGTGCCACCAAAATACACAGCGACTAAGCCACCCAAACTGTAGAACATAAAGTCTAGCTCACGCACAACCTCGAGATAACGTGCCGGATTAATCAAAACAGCTGCCACAGTCACAGTCATTATTCCAAGGGCAACCCAGCACATTCTACGGCGGTTAACCTGGTAGCCTTTTCGATCTGGTAGATCGTCCGACATTTAACTCTTATCCCCTGATTTTTTTTTTGAAATATTCATCTTATGCCAGCCCGTTCCACCATCGAGAAAACAAAACAATTTTTTATCAGGTGGTTGAACAACTATCGTCCAACTACCGGAATCCGCATTAACGTATGTTGTCACCAAAAACCCACGGTCCGAAATTGCTATCGAATAAGGATATTCGGAATGGTTGTTTTCCAAATAATCCGCAGGGTTTTCTTGACCACACGGAAGATTGTTCGCCAGAACCGCCGAAGAAAAAAATAACAGGCAGCAGGTGAGCGCAATCTTGAACATTAAAAAATGTCTTTTTCCTTGAGCACAAAAGCAATGCCAGCACCCGCAATTCCAGACCAAATCAAGGCGGGTTGATTATACAAAACACCTAGCGCCACTACGCAAACGCCCATGGCCGCGTATGTGCTCGGCTCGTTAAGTCGCTCCTTAATCCATTCCATAACGATCATTTGAAACCTCCTGCTATTTAAACATGATGGTGATTAGTAAAATTATTATCGCGCCTGCAGCGCCCAAGATTGTTGTCTCGAGCCTCTTTACCCTCGCCAGTAGCTCAGACATTCTCTGAGCGCACACAGCTTCGTGAGTTTCAATTCTTTGGTTGACCGAATTCACCGTGGGTTTTGACATTACGACCAGCCGCTAGGCCGCTTACTAACCCGTGGCGGATTGCGCTGCGCGATGATTTGAGCCGCAAGTGCAGCTTTTAGTTTGTCTTCGGACATCTCCTCACCCATCCCGCCGACAACCCACGCCACGCAGTTCGCGTTTGTAATGTCATCGAAGGCGACAAAATCGTCAGGGTCCGGTGGCCCAAGGGTAACAGACCCATAAACATTTGAACTTATGCCGTCCGCATCGTCGGTCGCTATGAGCCGCCAGTGCAGAACTTCGGCTGCATCCTCTGGGTCCGAGGCCGTTGAAACCTCAATATTCTCAAACCGCCACTCGTAAGAAATCCCCATTTTTATTCTCCTTCGATTGTGGCCATCTCAGACCGTAGGGTTGCTATTTGGGTGTTGATACTTTGCAAAGTCGCCAAAGCGTCCTCATCCCCGCAAAGCGCCTCACGCATGACCCGCAAAGTTTGCTGCTCTTCAAGTCGCTCGATTTGCGCTCGTTTATCGCAGTAGTTTTCAAAGTCTTCTGAACCAATTTTGAGGGGCATTACTCCAACCTTTCTGCCAGTAGTGTGACGTGATACCAAGCCGCACTTGTGCCGCTCAGTGCAATTTTGATTCCGATCCGATCTCCGGCAGCGTAGGTGATATCTGGGCTGGAGTTGAATGCACTAGTTCCTGTTCCGACCGATATTGTGCCGCTTTGATCGGTAGCATTCTTTCGAAGCGTTATAACCGCACTGCCAGAGGAAAGAGCCCCATTAACGTAGGCATACATTTTCTTAACTTTCATCGCCACAGGAACCGGCGTGTTGTGCATGGAGGCGTCTGTGCTTGTAATCGAGCCGTTTTGATAGACGGTTTGAGTTCCCGACGGCGGTGTTGACGGCGGAAATTGCATCACGAAATCTGTGCCAGCAACATCGCCAGCGCCAGTTATTGTCAATGCTTCAGTTTTAGAACCGCCATCAGCTTTCGTATAGAAGTGTAAATCACCACCGGAATTGTTCCCACTGCCCACCATTTCGCATTTGATGGATGCGACATCGTTGACGAAACTTGTGCCGGAGCCTGATCCTGCATTTGTCCTATTCCAGAAATTTATCTCGCCGAGATCGCCGTTGTCAGAGTCAACGGTGGAGGCGATAGAAATATCACCCTCAGAAGTTAGCGGAGAAACAGGTGCCGTTGTCCCGATACCGACTTTGCCGTCAGTCTTTACCGTCACCTTCACGCTATCGTTGGCGGTAAGATTGAGATCGTGATTTGATCTTGTCCCAATGGATTGTGCGCCGTGGGTATCGCTAGCCAACATTTGCAAAACATGATCATTCGATGAAACTAGCAAGGCTGAATATGTCGAGGCGTTATGCACCTGCATGGTTGTGCCGCCAAAAGCGGAAGGGGCAGTCGTCCCAACGCCCACATCACCCGCAGCCGTGATCCTTAAACGTTCAGTACCGGCTGTGCTGGCCGCTAAAATATTAGCTCCCCCTCTGAAGAATCCGTTATCAGTATCGCTGTTGATCGAAAGTCCTGGGGCTGCCGCAGAGCCCCATCCGAAGCTGACCGTCCCGCCGCAAGTCAATGACCCCCAACGGGCTGCATCAGAGCCAAGGGCTTTGTTGTTATCGCCGTTTGGAAGCAACGCACCATCGACCGTAACGCCAGCAGCGTCTAACATGAGATGATTTTTATCAGCGCCAGCGACTTTGCTTTGGAGATACATTCGACCATCTTCAGTCCCGTCAGACGCATCTGTAATCATTGAGATTACTTGCGCATAGGCCACATCTTGAGAGTTGTCGTTGCGTCCACGAAACTCTACTTTGCCAAGGTAATCATTGTCGGCTGGTGAAGCTGAATTACGATACAAAGTTACGTCCGGCGCACTTCCAGTGCCATCTTCATTGGTTTGCACGACGAAAAAATCAGAGGTGGTTGTACCAACGATATTTAAGCTGGTTAAATTTCCGACACTCGTAATCGCGCTCTGTGCCGCTCCTGTCACCGTGGCCGCTGTTCCTGAGACATTCCCTGTCACATCACCAGTTAGATT